GGGAAATTTTTACGCCAAATAAAAAATATAATGGCTTGGCAATAGAATTAAAAGTAAATTATAACAAACCAACAGAATCACAACTTGAATGGCTGGACAAATTAAAAAAATGTAATTGGTATGCTTGCTGGTCTAAATCATTTGAGGAAGTGGAAGAGTTGCTTCAAAAATATTATAACAATGAATTATAGAGAAATTTATTATAACGAAGAAGCACAGAAGGTTAAGTTTACTCAGTCATCAACAGCTGAGGTGCCTATAACTTTTAAGTACATAGGCAAAATGAATCAATTAGAATTAGATGTTTTAATAGACTTTTTATGGGATATATACCAGGAAAAAGATATTTCATATAGAGAGTTCAAAAAACACTTTGACGACTTTAGAGAATTCTTGGACAGTAAACGGGAAATCTTTAAAAATTAAAATAAATGGAAATCAATAGAATATATAAGCCGAAGAAATTCGACAGCTTCACAATTGTACCTAATGCAGTCTTCCGTATTAAAGGCATTACAATGGGGGCAACAGGTCTTTATGCTTATTTGTTTTCACATGATACTTCAAGACCTATTACAATTAAATATTTAATAGGACACTTTAAAGATAATTATCAGGCTATAGCAAATAAAATAGCTGAGCTCGAAAAGTATGGTTTATTAAAAAGAGAAGAGGTAAGAGTTAAAGGTCGCTTTGCTGGTTATAATTATTATTTAGATGACCTATCACAAAAAACCGGCACGGATAAAACCGATTCGGAAAAACACAATCAAAATAATATATTAAATAATAATATAAGTATTAACTCAACTGCCTATAAATCTATTGAACATTTTATAAAATTATTTCCTGAAAAATACAGACCTAATACGAATGCTAAAAAATTAAAGTGGATTGACACCCTTGACAAAGTAGAGCGATTAGATAAATATAATTTAAGAGATGTTTATAAAGTTTGTAAAAAACTAAGACATGATTCTTTTTGGTCAGGTAATTTTTTAACAATTCTAAAACTAAGAACAAATGACAAAAATGGTATTAAGTACATAGACCGCTTTATGGAGCAGTTTAATGAACCTTTAGCTTATAAAAAGATAAAAGGACTAAAAAACTTTTATTTATATAATGAGGATAACGAAATGAAATTAGGGGCAGAAACTGAAACAAAAACATTAAATGAATTTAATTTAAGAAACGTTTTAACAATTGAAGAATTTAATCAAATTTATAATCACGTAAATGAAAAGTCTAATAAGAAATTCTAAACAAGTAAAGCAAGCAATTGACTTTACAGGAATTGGTGATAAAAAAATGCACCCTACAGACATAGACGCAGTATTCGAAATTGACAATGAAATTTTAATATTAATTGAGGTTAAAAGATTTAATAATTATTTAAAAGGTGGCCAAAAAATAACATTAGAAAGAATAGCAGATTCTTGGCATACTTCAAAAGCAATAATATTAGAAGTTAAACATAATTTTAAAAATCCTGAAAAAGATATTATATTAAGAAATTGTATAACAAAAAAAATATATTATAAAAAAAAATGGTTTAAAGTTGATGAAAGTATAATGGTAACTTTAAACAAAATTAAGACTAAATGGAATATAACTAAATTAAACTTATGACAAACACAATAGATAAATTTTATGAATTAGGAATCAAAGTAAAAAATCAATCAGGAAATCAAAAAACAATATGTCCAAAATGTGGACCGACACGTAAAAACAAAAGAGATAAATCTTTGTCTGTTAATGTACAAACAGGTTTATATAATTGTCATAATTGTGGGTATTCTGGAAATGTTAATTTTATGGAAAATGAATATGTAAGGCCTGAAATAATTAAAAGTCAATTGTCTCAAAAGATTATTGATTATTTCAAAAGTCGAGGTATAAGCGAAGCAACCCTAAATTATTGGAAAATAACTGAAAGTTTAGAGTTTATGCCACAAAGTGGGAAAAAACAAAAAACAATAAATTTTAATTATTATAGAGACAATAGTTTAATAAATATTAAATATAGAACAGCTGACAAACATTTTAAAATGGTTTCAGGTGCTGAATTAGTTTTTTATGGTCTTAATAATTTAAAATTAGAATCTGAAACATGTTATATAGTTGAAGGTGAAATAGACGCTTTAAGTTTATATGAAGCAGGAAATTATGTTGTTTGTTCAGTTCCAAATGGAGCAAGTAAAGGAAATCAAAATTTAACTTATTTAGATAACTGTTATGAATACTTTAAACCATTTAAAAAAATAATATTATGCACTGATAACGATGGACCAGGAATTGCATTAAGAAATGAATTAGCAAGAAGACTTGGTTACTATAGATGTTTATATGTCGATTTTAAAGACTTTAAAGACGCTAATGACATATTAGTAGCTAAAGGGGCTGAAGAATTAAGAAAGGTCCTTAAACAAGCTAAAAACTATCCTATTGAAGGTGTTTTAAATATTGACGACATATGGAAAAGTGTTTTGAGCTATTCTGAAAATGGAATTACTAATTATTCTTTAGACCTTGGTGAATCAGATAATTTTTATAATATGGCTTTTGGTGAATGGACTGTAGTTAGTGGAATTCCTAATGCTGGCAAGTCAGATATTATAGACCAAATACTGGTTAACATGGCTAAACGTTATAGTTTTAGAAATGCAATCTTTAGTCCTGAATCGTTTCCTTATGAGGGGCACATAAAAAGAATAGCAAATAAACTAAATGAAAAAAATTGTACAACAGACGATTTAAATAACTCAAAGTCTTTTATAAAAGAATATTTTAACTGGATTAAAATAGATTTAGCTAATCTTACTTTAAAAGGCATTTTAGACGCGTTTAAGGAACTTGTATTTCAAAAAGGTATTAAGATATGCGTCATAGACCCTTATAACATGTTAGACCACTCTGCACAAAGAGACTTTAGCTATATAGGAAAACAATTAAGCTTAATAACCCAATTTGTTCAGCAAACAAATACTCATTTATTTTTAATAGCACACCCAAGAAAAATTGAATCTGAAAATGGTATATTCAAAAAACCTAATTTATATTCAATTAGTGGGTCAGCAGACTTTTTTAATAAGGCATATAATGGAATGATTATTTATAGGTGCATAGGCCATAAAACAAAATATAAAAGCGACTTAGTTAAAGTATATATTGAAAAGGTTAAGCGTAAAGAAAATGGCCAATTAGGTAATTTTGATTTAGCACCTGATTTTTTTAATGGTGGTTGCTATAAGCCTATTGATAAAACAGGTAAAAAGATTCAAATAATTAAAGACAACGAAGTTCCTTTTTAAATGAAAATTGATATTTATTTTGACGGCATATTAATTGGATTTACTTACTATCCAGCTGAAAATGTAAACGATTTTAATGAGGTTAATTTATATATATTATTTATAAGAATTACTATATGGTGGACATAAAATTAAAAGCAATTAGCTGGTGTATTAAGAATAATATTAAGGTTTATATTAAACCTCTTCGTAATATAAAAGAAGTAAAAGTTGAAATAAATAATAAAGGACAGCTTATAACCAGTCCTAAACTATATAAGAATCAACGTATCGCGTCCGAAAAAGTTTGGGACCTTTATATATATCTGTATAAAAAATATAACAAATAAGGCTATTCAAAAGGATTGCTTATTTTTGTCATATGTCTGCACAAAAGTTTACAGCTAAAAAAAGAGCAATGATTAAAGCCTTAGAGGCTTCACTGGGTATTGTTACGACCGCATGCAAAAACGCAAAGGTCAGTAGAAGAACCTATTATAATTGGCTTAAAGAAGATGAAGCTTTTAAAGAAGCTGTTGAGGACATTCATAATATCTCATTAGACTTTGCAGAATCTAAATTGTATGACCTTATTAAAGACGATAATGTTACGGCTACTATATTTTATTTAAAGACCAGAGGTAAGAAGAGAGGCTATATAGAGAGGCAAGAGTTATCGGTTGAGGGTGAGGTTAAATCAAAGTTAATAGAATGGCGTCCGGCCGAATAGATGTTAAAGGAATATTGTAACAAACAATTTTATCAATTAGTTAATTCTAATAAGAGAATCGTAATACTTCAAGGCGGTGCTCGTAGCGGTAAGACTTATAGCTGCTGTCAATACTTAATTTATAGAATCGTAAATGCTGAGCAGCCTTTAACTATCACAATAGTTAGAGCTTCAATGCCATCTCTAAGGAGGTCTGTAATGAGAGATTTTTTTGGTCTATTAGAAAAGCTTGGAATATATTATTTAGGCAAGCATAATAAGTCTGAGAATACTTGGACATATCAAAACACAATTGTTCAAATGATTAGCAGCGACGAGCCAATGAAATTAAGAGGAGCTAAACATGATTTAGTATTAATGAATGAGGGTAATGAAATCGATTATGAAACCTTTAAGCAAATCAATATGAGGACAACAGAAAGAATTATAATAGACTTTAATCCGAGTGACGCCGTGAGCTGGTTATACTCTGAGCTTATAGACAAGGAAGACCCAGACGTTGATTTTTTTATTAGCACCTGGAGAGACAATAAATTTCTTCCTGATACAGTTATAAATGAAATTGAAAAATTAAAAGAAAGAGACGCTGACTATTATAATGTTTTTGGATTAGGTCAAAGAGCTGTATTTAGTCAGAGACAAATATATACAAACTGGAAATATATACCTCACTCAGAATTTCCAGATATTGAATATCATTTAGGCTTAGACTGGGGATTTAGTGCAGACAATACTGGAATTGTTTTAGTAGGAAGAAAGCAAGACCAATTATATATTCATGAAGTTATGTATCGCAGAGGAATGACAAATGCAGACATAGCTAATTACATAAAAGAAAAAAAGCTCCAAGAGCATTTAATTATTTATGATTCAGCTGAACCAAAAAGTGGAGAAGAATTAAGAAGGCATGGGTTAATGGCTAAGGCAAGTATTAAAGGGCCGGGAAGTGTTAATGCGGGGATTAGTAAAATAAAAGAGATGGAAGTCTTTGTAAGTAAAGAATCTAAAAATATATTTAAAGAACAACAAAGTTATTTATGGGAAGAATTAAAAGACGGAACTATAATAAATAAACCAGTTTCAAGCGCCCCTGAGCACTTATTAGACGCAATTAGATATGTAGTCTACACTAAGTTTAAATATCGCGATACGTTCTTTGTAATTTGATAATTCAAATTTTTGTATTTTTGCTAATAAAATATTTTATCCTATGGGGTTAATTGACAATATCCGAAACTACATTTTAAAAAATTCACAAAAAACTTCGGAAGAATATAATAAGGCTATTTATAATTGGTTAGGTAATTCAGTTATATGGAACGCAGAAAACGATGACACCTATATAGACAAAGGCTATAGGCAAAATTCTACAATTTATTCTTTAGTAAATATCATTTCAAAAGCAGCTACAACAATCCCATTTCAGGTCTATGAAAAGGTAAATGAAAATAATTATAAAAGATACAAGTCTTTAACCTCTGGAACTGCAGACGCCTCCGCTTTATTTCAAGCAAGATTATTAAGAAAAGATTCAATGGTTGAGCTGGAGGGAACTGAGCTGCACGAATTATTAAACCGACCGAATCCCGCACAAAGTTACAATAGCTTTATGTCAGAGTTATTAGCTTTTGGATTACTAACCGGGAACCGTTACATTTATGGAATTGGCCCAGACACTGGGGTTAATATTGGTAAGTATAAGGAGCTTTATATTTTGCCCTCACAAAAAATGGAAATAATCTCAGGAGGATTAATGCAGCCTGTAAAAGAATATGCCCTTCAATATAATGGCACTTATAAAATTCCAGCAGAATCAATTTGTCATATTAAAGATTTTAATCCATATTACGACGGGTCAGGTTCAAATCTTTATGGGCAGTCTCCATTAAAAGCAGGTCTTAGAAGCTTAACTACAAATAACGAAGCTGTTCAAACAGGCGTTAAATATTTACAGAATCAAACTGCAAGAGGTATATTAACAACACAAGAAGAAGACGGGATAACAGAAGTTCAAGCACAACAATTAAAAGATAAATTTAGAGCAGCCCATCAAGGCTCAAGAAATGCTGGTGATATATTAATTAGTCCTAAGAAAATGAGCTGGGTGAACTTTGGTTTAAATGCTTCTGACCTTTCGTTAATAGAACAATATAATGCAAGTATTAAAGACCTCTGCAACATTTATAACGTTCCTGTTCAGCTTTTAAATAATACAGACTCTGCAAGCTATAACAACATGAAAGAAGCTAAAAAAGCTTTATATCAAAATGCAGTAATTCCTCAGCTGGTTAAAGTAAGAGATGAATTGAATCGTTGGTTAGCTCCTCAATATGGTGAAAAGATTTGTATTGATTTTGATTTTACAGCTATAGCAGAACTTCAAGAAGAGTCAGAAAAGATAGTTGACCAAATGAGCAAAAGCTGGTGGTTAACACCAAACGAAAAAAGAGAAGCAATGAGTTATGGAATGATTGAAGATAGCGAAGCTTTAAATGACTATTATGTTCCTGCAAATTTACTTCCGTTGAACACTTCAGTTGATTTAAATTTTGAATCGCAACCACAAGAAAAACCTAAAGAAGAAGAGGAGCAAGAAGAAAAGTCAAAGGTTCCTGGAATGGAAGATGTTTATACAACCAGAGAAGAAGCAGAATTAAGAGCTGAAGAGCTTGGTGGGTCGGGAAGCCACGAGCATTCTTTTGACGGGCAAACAGTTTATATGCCTTTTAAAACGCATGACGAATATGAGGAGGCTGTTAAAAGTTATCATGAAGAAGAAGAAGACAAGTATCACCACGAAGAAAAACAAATGTCAGCTAAATTAGAAAAGGCATTAAGAAAAAAAGTAGAAGACCATAATGCTTCAGTCAGTGCTTCCAGTAAAAAAACAACAGTCAAAACTTTATATGCGGTTTACAAAAGAGGATTAGGCGCTTACCAATCAAATCCGTCAAGCGTAAGACCTTCGGTTAGTTCTCCTGCTCAATGGGCAATGGCGCGCGTAAATAGCTTCCTATATGTGCTTAAAAATGGTAAATTCAGAAGAGGCAAGCATGACACGGATTTGCTTCCAGAAAGCCACCCAGAATCAACTAAAAGCATAGACGCAGAATATATAGAAAAAGAAACTTATAATAACTATCCTCAAAGTGCTTCTAATAATGCAAAAAGAATGATAGCGTGGAAAGAAAAATATAAAGATGAAGTTAAAGCAGGCACAAGAGTTGGTTGGACGCGGGCAAGACAATTAGCTAATCGTGAAAAACTTTCAGTTTCAACTTTAAAAAGAGTTAAAAGTTTTTTAGCCAGACATAAAGGTTATAGCACAATAAATCCAAAATACAAAGACACTCCCTGGAAAGATAATGGTTATGTTTCCTATAATACTTGGGGTGGTGAATCTATGAGAGTTTGGGTCAATAAATTCTTAGATAAATTAGAAGATAAAAATTAATGCCTACTCCAAATCCAAACGAAAATAGAGGGGATTTTGTTTCGAGATGTTATGCAGACCCAAAATCAAAAGAGGACTTTCCAAATGGACCTCAGCGTTTAGCTTTTTGTTATTCACAATTTGAAAAGTATAAAGAAAAAAAATCACTTAATTATACAAAAAAACAATATGATAATATTTGGCTTAGCTATAATAAAGAAAGATTAATCACAGAAAAAAAAGAAATTAAAAACGTATATAAAGTTTGGAAAAAAGAATTAGCTAAATTAATACCTGAGTTAATTGAATCCGGGTCAGTTACGCCTGGCGTTTATTTTAAAGAAGAAATAATTCAAGAAATATATAAAAAACTTTATGTTAACACAGGTCTTCATTTTGCAAAATGGTATGCGAATAATTTTACGAAGTTCCAAAAAAAAGCCGCCTCAGATTTTATTAGAGAGTGGGAATCTACTTTTGTTTGGTATTCCCAAGAAATGTCCAAACGATTTGGGGCAGAAATAGCTAATGCAACAACGCAAGCAGCTATAAGAAAATTTGAACAATTAATGAAAGACCCTGTATATGCAAATTATGGTCGAGACCGTAAAGGAAGAATTTTAGCCGGTCAAATGAATAGTCAAGCTTTATATATAGCTAAAAGAATTGTAACCACAGAATCAACTCGTATTTCAAATTATGCTATTCACCAAAGCAGTTTAAAATTTTTTAACCCAGGCGATTTATTAAAAGTTTGGATTAGTGCTTTAGATACTCAAGAACGTGACTCTCATAGAGACGCTCATTTCCGTTATAAAGATGGAATTCCGGTTGACCAAATGTATGAGGTTGGAGGGGAATCAATGGCAATGCCAGGGGCTGGAACAATACCAGAAAACAATATTAACTGCCGCTGCCTGTCAATTGATATTCCTAAGCCAGGAGCTGAATCTATAGCAGATATTGACTCACTTGGATTAGGTGTAGCTGGGGCTTCAGCATTTTAAAAAATAAAAAAAATAATTGCTAAATTTGAAAAAAAAAGTATTATGTCTATAATTTATAAACAAAGTCCCCTTGGAGAAGTCCAGGACATGGACGAAAAAAAAGGAATAGTAAAAGGTTATGCTTCTTATTTTGACAATAAAGATTCTGACAATGATGTTATCAAAGCGGGAGCGTATAAAAAAACAATTGAAGAAAATGGTGACCGGGTTAAATATTATTATCAGCATAAGCTTGACAAACCTTTAGGAAAAATTAATGAATTATACGAGGACGAAAAAGGCTTAATGTTTGTAGCTGAAATTGCAAAGACAACATTAGGAATGGACGTTTTAGAATTAATGAAAGCTGGAGTTATAACAGAAAACTCAGTCGGCATAATGCCAATACAAAAAGATATTAAAGAAGGTCATAGAGAATTAACAGAAGTTAAGCTTTACGAAATAAGTGCAGTTAGTTTAGCTGCTAATGACCAAGCAAAAATTTTAGACGTTAAGAGTGAAGAAAATGTAAAAGACACTCTTAAACGATATGACACACTCGTTAAACTTATTCGTAAGGGAAATATCTCAGACGAAATGGGTTACGCAATAGAAGGAGAAATACTCAAGCTTAAAACGCTTTTTAGCCAAATAACTACTCAGCCAGCTATTATTGAAGTTACTGAGCCAGAGGTCATAAAAGAAGATTTTAATGCTTATCAGTATTTAATTAATAAGTTAAAATAAGTTCAACCCTTTAAAATTTTTAAATCATGAATGATGATGTTAAAAAAGAGCTCGACCAATTAGGCGAAATTATCGACGGTAAAATTGAAAAAGCCACTGGTCAAGCAATGGAAAGAGCTGACAAAAAAGCTGATGAAACATTAAAAACTGAAATTGGAAATTTGGTAAATAAATTCAATGAAAGAATGGACGCTATGGAAATGGCGCAAAAGAAAAACCAAAATTCAATTGAAGCTAAACAAGGTTTCAAAGCTGGATTGACAAAAGCTCTAAACGAAGGAGCACTGGAAAGCTTTAAACAAGGCAATACAAATGCTGCTTCTTTCGCTATTAAAGCGGACATGACAATTGGAGCGGACTTTTCTGGTGATGTAATACCTCCGGAAAGAGTGGCTGGTTATAAATATGACCCAAGCCGCCAATTCCACGTAAGAAGTATATTACCACAGGGAAGCACGTCTTCAGATGTTGTAAGATATATTAAAGAATCAGGTTACTCTGATGGCTCAGCGACTAAAAATGAAGGCGCTACTTTAGGTCAATCTGACTTTGATATGCAAGCTGTATCAACTCCAATAGAAAAAATTGGTGCTTACTTTAGAATTTCAGAAGAAATGATGGACTCAACTCCACAACTTTCTTCTTATCTTTCTGCAAGAGCGCCAGAAAAATTATTGGCAGTTGAAGACACGCAATTAATTGACGGAAATGGTTCGGCTCCGAATCTAACTGGAATCTATACTAATGCAACTGCGTTTAGCGCAGGTGGATTCGCTAATGCTGTTGAATCAGCTAACGAGTTTGATTGTATTACTGTAGCTCTAAATCAGTTAGGTTTAGCTAACTATAACGCTGATTATATTCTCATGAATCCAACTGACTTCCATAAAATTCTATTATTGAAATCAAGTCAAAATGAATATCTTGTAAAAAATTGGCAAGAAGGATTAGTTCCAAGAATTGCTGGGGTTCCGGTAATTGCTACGACCGCTATTACTTCTGACAAATATTTATTAGGTAATTTTGCACAAGGTGCTCAATTCTGGGTTAAGGATAATGTTAGTTTAGGATTCTTTAGAGAAGACGGAACTAATGTAAGAGACGGTTTTGTAACGGTAAGAATCCAGGAAAGAGTGGCATGTACTCCTTATTTGCCAAATGCTTTCGTAGCTGGTGACTTCTCGTCTGACAAAGCAGCTCTTGAAACTCCGTAATTTTTCATAAGTTAATTTAGTTAGTTGTGAAGCCTCGATTAATTTCGGGGCTTCTTTTTTTTCTTTATTTTTTATTATATTTGTAGGGTCTTATGCAAAGGAATTTGGCGTAGAAATTTCGTTTGGTGGGTTACTACGAAACCTGGTAAGACTAACAACTACGGGGTAAGTCCTTGGGTCGCTATACGTTCTTTGATGAAACATTACAACGGCAAGTCCGACTATTCGTGCTATTAAGTAAGAAAGAGCCCTTCGGGGTATCTTTTTTGTGGCGTGGCACATATGCTTAGTTGAGCTTGCTTTAGTCTTGTTCTGTCATTTCT